GACAAACATCTAAGGTTATTATTGTATCTACACCAAATGGTATGAATCATTTCTACAAAATGTGGACTGATGCTGAAGAGAAAAACAGTCAGTATGTACCTATAGAAGTACACTGGAGCCAAGTTCCAGGAAGAAACGAGAAATGGAAAAAAGAAACAATAGCAAATACTTCTGAAGAACAGTTTCGACAAGAATTTGAATGTGAGTTTTTAGGTTCAGCTGGTACACTTATACACCCTACAAAATTAAGAACACTTGCACATGTAACACCTATGAAAAAGTGGCAAGATGTTGAGATATACGAAGAAGCAAAAGAAGACGCAGTATACGCCATGTCTGTTGATGTGTCAAGAGGTGTTGGTTTAGATTACTCTGCTTTTATTGTTGTAGATATATCACAGATGCCTTACAAACTTGTAGCAAAGTTTAGAAGTAAAGAAATATCACCATTATTATATCCAACTATCATATACAATGTAGCAAAACATTACAATGAAGCCTATGTGTTAGTAGAAATAAATGACATAGGACAACAAGTCGCTGATATATTACATCAAGATTTAGAATATGAGAACATGTTAGCAACGTCTGTGAAAGGTAGATCAGGACAACAAATCAGTGGTGGATTTTCAGGTTCATCATCTATGGGTATACGAACTACAAAACAAGTGAAAAGAATAGGGTGTTCTAATTTAAAAGATTTAATAGAACAAGATAAATTTATTGTACAAGACTATGAAACGATTGTAGAATTATCAACATTTATAAGTAAGGGTGGTAGTTATGAATCTGAAGAAGGTTCACATGATGACTTAGTTATGTGTTGTGTTTTGTTTTCTTGGTTAGCTAAACAAACATATTTTAGAGATATAACAAACACTGATATACGTCAAAAAATATACGATGAAAAGCTGAGAATGTTAGATGATGAAGCACTACCTTTCGCTATTATCGATGATGGACAACCAGAAGAAGGTGTTGTACACTCACAAGAAGATATAGATGAATTTATCCGACAAGGCAACAAAGATAGTTTTAGTATATTCTAAATAACACTTTTTATAAATATTGAGTAATTCAATAGATTAAAATCTTGTTATTCTTAGAAGGAGATAAACAATGGCATTTCAAGTATCACCTGGAGTAAATGTAAGCGAAGTAGATCTTACTACTGTTGTGCCTGCCGTTTCAACAACAACTGGAGCGATAGCTGGACATTTTCGTTGGGGACCTGTTGATAAGAGAGTACTAATCGACTCAGAAGATAGATTAGTTTCTAACTTTCACAAGCCTAACGCAAATACAGCCGATGACTTCTTTACGGCAGCCAATTTTTTAGCATATGGTAACTCTCTAGTTACAGTAAGAGTAGTAGATAGTTCAGTAGCAAAGAACGCAGTTTCTGGCTCTGCCGCCGCCTACATCTCAAATGATGACTATTACAACGAAACATATTCACACAACTCAAGCAGTGGAGATTGGGTTGCAAGATATCCTGGTATATTAGGTAATAGTGTAAAAGTATCTGTATGTCAAAGTAAGGCGGCTTATGAAAGCACAAGTACTTTACATACTCACACATATTCAATAACTCAAAACACAAAAACTCTAGTATTCAATAAGGACTCAATATCACTATCTACCGACTTTGTAGTTGGTGACATACTATTGTTGGGTACAAACTTAGAACAAAGAAAAATTACAGCAATATCTGGTAACAACATCACACTAGACAGTAACTATACTGGCGATACACTTACTAGAAGTTCTACTGCAATTACAAGAAGATGGGAGTTTTTCAACTCATTCGATCATGCTCCAACAACTACAATTTCTTCTAATACAGTTAACTCAACAGGAGATGCAATACACGTAGCAGTTGTTGATGAAGACGGAGATATCACAGGTACAGTAGGTTCTATGATAGAAACTTATGCACATGTGTCAACAGCGTCTGATGCTAAAACTGAGCAAGGTGGAAATAACTTCTATAAAGATGTTATCAATCAGAACTCAAACTGGATATGGTGGGGAGCCCACAATGCGAGTTTGACAAACGCTGGACAAGAAGCTAAAAAAGGCAACGATGGAACAGCAGGTTCTGGTGTAGCTTTCGGTGGTGCCACTAAACCAGTAACAAATAGCTTATCACTAGGTAAAGATGGTGGTGTACCTAACACAGCCGCCTATACCTCAGGATATAATCTATTTAAAAATTCTGACGATGTAGACGTATTTCTAGTTATGGGTTCTTTTGCCGATACTACGCTTGCTACACATCTAATCAATAACATTGCTGAACATAGAAAAGACTGTGTTGCAGTAGTGTCACCTGAAAGAGCAGATGTAGTTAACAATGATAGTTACGATGGAAAACAAGCACAAGATATCATAGCATTCAGAAATACATTACCATCATCTTCATATGGTGTTATGGATTCAGGTTGGAAGTACATGTACGATAAGTATAATGATGTATTCAGATATGTGCCTCTAAACGGAGATACAGCTGGACTCATGGTACAATCAGACTTGACAAGAGATCCATGGTAATCACCAGCTGGATATAACAGAGGTAATGTAAAGAATGCAGTTAAACTAGCATTCAATCCTTCAAAAGCTGATAGAGATGAACTCTACAAAAGTGGTGTAAATCCTGTAGTAACCTTTCCAGGACAAGGAACAGTTCTGTTTGGTGACAAGACAATGCTTACACAACCAAGTGCTTTTGATAGAATAAACGTAAGAAGACTATTCATCGTATTAGAAAAAGCGATTGCAACTGCCGCCAAGTTTACATTGTTTGAATTTAACGATGCATTCACACAGTCACAGTTCAAAAATCTAGTAGAGCCTTTCTTACGAGATGTTCAAGGACGAAGAGGTATTACAGATTTCGCAGTTGTATGTGACGGAACAAACAACACAGGTGAAGTGATTGATAGAAATGAATTTGTTGGTGACATTTATATCAAACCAGCACGTTCAATAAACTTCATTCAACTTAACTTTGTAGCAGTACGTTCTGGTATAGAATTTTCTGAAATAGTAGGAAAAGCAACATAAATAGGGAGACAGGAGAAAAAATATGGCTTTTAACGTAAACGAATTTGCTGGCGCCCTAAAATCAGGTGGTGCAAGAAATTCACTCTTTCAAGTAAATATCACCAACCCTATAAACGGAGTTGCTGATGCTACTGTTCCTTTCATGTGTAAAGGCGCTCAAGTGCCTGCCGCCACGTTAGGAACAATCGAAGTACCATACTTTGGTAGACAAATCAAAGTTGCAGGAAACAGAACTTATGCTGAGTGGGCACCTACTATCATAAATGATGAAGACATGAGTATACGAAATGCAATGGAACAATGGAATCATTCAATTAATAGCGTTCAAGGAAACTTGAGAGCTACTGGTGGTTCTGCTCCAAGTCTATACAAAGCTTCAGCACAAGTTACTCAGTTCTCAAAGACAGGTGAAATTTTAAGAGTGTATGATTTTGTAGGATTGTACCCATCTGAAGTATCTACTATAGATATGGCGTGGGACGCTGAAACAATTCAAGAGTATACTGTTACATTTCAGTACGACTATTGGCAAGTATCAGGCGGAACTACTGGTAACGCTGGCGGAATTTAAACCGAATTGATGATTTCGTGAGTCATAAATAGTATAAGACACACGTAAAGGATATAATATGGCAGAAGAAAGAAAAGGTTTTCTGCGAGAAGCAGTAGAACTATTCGGATTTCGTATAGGGCGTCCCGAAAGAGAACAACCACTTCCCTCATTTGTACCACCTTCAGAAGATGATGGCGCTATCGCTATCAACGAGGGTGGTGCTTTCGGCACGACAGTTGATTTAGATAATAGAATCAAAAGTGAAACTCAATTAATCACAAAATATAGAGAGATGGCTCTGCAACCAGAGGCAGAAAAAGCTATTGACGATATTGTCAATGAAGCAATTATCATTGATGATAACAAGATGCCTGTTGAGATGAACTTAGATGAGATTGAAGAACTCTCTGACGATATCAAAGATTTGATGCGAGAAGAGTTTGAACATTGTCTAAAACTTTTAAAAATGAACACAAAAGGTTATGATATATTTCGTAACTGGTATGTTGATGGTAAACTTTTCTATCATATTGTTATAGACTTGAAGAGTCCTAGATTAGGTATCAAAGAATTACGTTACATAGATCCAAGAAAAATTAAAAAAGTTAAGAAGCCTGTAAGAAATAGAAAGACAGTAGAACAGACAGCAAGCACATTAGGTAAAGAAGTATTAACAAAAAAGTTCGAAGAGTTTTATCTATTTCAAAGTAAAGGCACAAATGACTCAAACTCAGGTATTAAAATAGCACCTGATGCTATAGCATATTGTCACAGTGGTGTTATGGACACACGAAACTATAATATTTTAGGGCATATGCATAAAGCAATCAAACCTCTCAATCAGTTGAGAATGTTAGAAGATGCTACAGTTATCTATAGACTTGCAAGGGCTCCTGAAAGAAGAATATTCTACATTGACGTTGGTAACTTACCAAAACAAAAAGCTGAACAGTATCTACGAGATATGATGGTAAAGCATAAGAATAAACTAGTATATGATGCAAACACTGGTGAAGTCAGAGATGATAGAAAGTTTCTTACTATGCTTGAAGATTACTGGTTACCAAGACGAGAAGGTGGTAGAGGTACAGAGATAACAACATTACCTGGAGGGCAAAATTTAGGTGAACTAGAAGATGTGCAATACTTTAGACGAAAGCTATATGAGTCTTTAAATGTACCAGTATCACGATTAGAACAAGAAACACAGTTCAATGTCGGTAGAGCGTCAGAGATAACAAGAGATGAAATTAAATTTTCAAAGTTCATCACAAGACTACGTTCTAGATTTTCTGAATTGTTCATGATATTACTTGAAAAGCAATTGTTGCTCAAAGGTATCATGACATTTGGTGAATGGAAGGAAATTAAAGATTTAATTAAGTTTGATTATCAAGAAGATAATCATTTCTCAGAACTCAGAGAGGCAGAAGTATTACGAGAAAGATTGACACTACTACAAGAAATTGATCAATATACTGGTAAATACTTCTCTACTGATTGGATTAGAAGTAATGTTTTAAAACAAACTGACGAAGAGAAAGAAGATATAGATAAACAAATGGAAGCCGAAGCAGAAACTGAAGAACCTGCTGATGAAGAAGAATAAATTATAAATAAGTGAAAGGAATTAATATGGCTGACTATACTACAAAAGATGCAGTGGATTTCGCAATAGATGGTAAATCTGGTGAGTTCAAAAATGCAATACATGATATACTAGCAGATAGAGTTCAGTCTGCTATTGAAATTAAAAAAGTAGATGTTACTGCTAACTTTATGAAAGCTGAAGATGATGTAGATACATTACCTTCAGAAGTAGAGCCAGAAGTCGAGCCAGAAGCAACAGAGGATCAATCTGATGAAACTACAGAGGTTTAAACAATTTGACGAAAATATCGCCGCTGATTTTGCAAACATGGATAAGCAAGACGATGATCAAGAAGCCAAAGAACTAAAGCCACGTTCTAAAGGTGAAGAAAATTTTGTAAAGATGCATAGTTATTCAAAGTCTGATGCTGAACCAGCAGGACAAGATCATATATTTAATGGTGATATTAAAAATGTTAAATGAGGGCGTACTAGATACACTGCGTAAGATTGTCAAAGACAAGCAGGCTTCTAAAGTAAAATTTAAAAATGGCAAAATGATGAATATCGATATGACAACTGCAAATATGATAGTACAGTCATATGATAAAAGAATTACAAAGCCTGAATTAAAGAAGAAGGTTGAGAATATGATTGATGCAAGTCCAGAAGGACTTATGAAAGTATTAGACATCATGTATAAAAAATAGGGTAAAGAAATGGGAATATCAATAAAGGGAACAGCAACAGCACTTGCTACAGGCACAACAAAGTTTAAAACTGCAACTGCTGTTTATCTTTGCGGACATACCTCTGCTACTGAAGTCACATTGAGAAATGAAGATGATGACGCAGACTTGGGTACCATTAAGATACCAGCTAACGGAACTGTAGTAGTTAATCTAGTAATAGGACAAGGACTCAGAGGTCCAACTACTGTATTTGGTACACACATTGCATCTGGTGGGAGTTAGAGATGGCATTGAAACTCATAACAGAAACCACAGAAGAAGTAAAATATCTTCATGAAGAAAAAAATGGCAAGAAAAACTTGTACATTGAAGGTATTTTCATGCAAGGTGATATAAAGAATAAAAATGGTAGAATGTATCCTAAAGACGTACTACTAAAAGAAGTAAATAGATATAATAAAGAATATGTTGCTAAGAACAGAGCATACGGAGAATTGGGACACCCACAAGGACCAACCATCAATCTAGAAAGAGTATCACATATGATAACACAACTCGAACCAGATGGTTCCAATTTTATGGGTAAAGCTAAGATTATGACAGAAACACCATACGGAAAAATAGTTGAGTCTCTCATAAACGAAGGCGCTCAACTAGGAGTATCAAGTAGAGGTATGGGAAGTCTGAAACAAGTAGGTAACACTAATGAAGTGCAGAAAGATTTTTATCTAGCAACTGCCGCCGATATTGTGGCAGATCCTTCTGCACCAAATGCATTTGTAAATGGTATTATGGAGAGTAAAGAATGGGTATGGGATAACGGGGTTATTAAAGAAGCCGATATCGCTAGTATGCATACAGAGGTTAAGACAGCCTCAAAAAGTGAATTAGAGAATGTTAAACTAAAAGTTTTTGAAAATTTTCTTTCAAAATTATGATTTTATAAATAGATTGTAAATAACTTAAAATCGATCAAAAGGAGCAAGTACATGTCCGATCAAGTTCAAGAAACAAATCTAGAGGAAGATGAAATCCTCGAAGATGTAGTTGCTGATCAGGAAGTTGAAGTTGACTTAGATGATAGCATTGATGAAGCGAAAAAAGCATCAATGGGCGATCCTTCAGAAATTCCAGATCCAGAGGCTAAATCAAATTCAGGTAAAGAAGCACCAAAAGGTGGAGAACCTATGGCTAAATTACCAGGTACTAAAGTTGGTATGATTCAGGCGGCTATGAATCATTTGAAGTCGCAGAAAAAAGCAGAAGTCAAAAATATGGTTACTGCTATGATGCAACCTCAAAATGCAGGATACCACCCAGAGTCAGTTGAATCAGAAGATCAACCAACATTAGCAGAAATAATCAAAGTGTCAAAAGAAGATATTGATGTATCTGAAGACATGAAAGCAATGTTTGGTTCAGAAGATTTATCAGAAGATTTCAGAGATAAAGCAACAACTATCTTTGAATCTGCTGTTCTATCAAAAGTAAATGAAGTATTAGAGTCTGCAACTGTAGATATGAATGCTGAAATTGAAATGGAAAGAGCAACAGCAAGAGCCGATATGGAAAGCAAGCTTGACGATTACCTAGACTACGTTGTTAACGAGTGGGTAAAAGAAAACGAACTTGCTATCGAAAAAGGCATACGCTCTGAAATCGTAGAGAACTTTATGGTTGGACTTAGAAATCTTTTCACAGAAAACTATATCGATATTCCAGAAGAGAAAGTAGATATCGTTGATGAGATGGCTTCAAAAGTTGAAGAGCAAGAGCAAGCTGTAAACGAAGAAATCGAAAAGAACATTGAACTCAGAAAAGAGTTGAATGCTCTAAAAATGGAAAAAGCCTTAGATGAAGTAAGTGAAGGACTCACTTCTACTCAAAAGGAAAAGTTTATATCACTAGCTGAAGGTGTTGACTACGAAGGCGATGACTACACTGCAAAGTTAGAGACTATAAAAGAGAACTACTTCCCACAAGAAGAAGTTGCTGAAAGTAATGATGTGTCTGATGAAGAACCTCTAGAAGGTCTAGGGGAAGAAACAGAAGTGAACGGCTCTATGGCTGGCTATATGTCTGCCATATCTCGAAGCATCAAAAAGTAATAAATTATAAATATTGATTAACAATAGGCTGAATAATTAGTTTAAAAGGAGACTAAAATGTATCAATCTGATGAACTTCAAAAGAAGTGGCAGCCAGTTCTTGAGCATCCAGATT